GCAAATCTAACTAATATTTCTTGATAATTTCCAAATATTTTTTCAGCTGGGACAAATATTATGTCTGATTGATTTTTAAAATAATTATTAATATATTCTGCAGTGTATTTTACTGTAGTTTGTTCATCAGTTCCTAAATTTATAATTTCGCCATTTGTTGTTTGTTGATTATTTAAAATACTTACAAAGCCAGATGCTATATCATTTGCGTGAGAAATTGATCTAGTTTGCAATCCATCACCATGTATTACAATGTCTTTACCCTGAGATGATAATTTAGCAAATAATGGAATATGTCCTCCACTCCATGTTGTCGAAGACCGTTTTGAAGCACACCCAAAGATACGTATTACGGTACACTCTAATCCTTGTTGTTGAAATGTATTTAGTATGTGTTGTTCACTATACCATTTCGATAATGCATATGAATATCGAACATTGGTAGGTGCACCCATTGTTATATTATCGTCTTCACAAAATGTTTTCGAATTACCGTATATATCACTTGTAGATGCAAATATAAATTTAGTTTTATGTCGCAAACAACGTTGAACTAATAACTTAGTCATATGATAATTTGTATCTAATATATCTGCAGACAACACACTACCATCCCATGCTTTTTTTAATGATGCAAAATGATATATAACATCATATTTTGTTTTATAGTTTTCAATGTTTTCTACTTTGTCATGTATAAATTTAAAATTTTTATTTTTTATAGCATCTGTCAGGTTATCTAAACTTCCATATGATAAGTCGTCAATTCCATCGACCATATGTCCTGCTTCGAGCAATAAATCTGTTGTGTGACTACCGATTAATCCTGCAGCACCTGTAACTAATATTTTCATATATTAAAACTTTTTAATGGGCCAGTTGATATATCGTGATGATAATAGTCCCATATTAATGTATCTTTGTAATTATCTTTTATTTGTTCAAATCCTTCTGTTATATTTTCATGATTCCAGCCCCATCTTTTTGACCATGCATCGAAATTAGAATACTTGCCAAAATGATAGTCGTTACCTCTTTTTGCGCCTGGCGCTGATGAATGATCGATGCCATATTTTGTTTTTAATTGTTGATCATTCAGTGTGTATATATCAGGTAATATTAAACACGGATAATTATTATAATTAAATTGCATTGCAATATCTGGTAACCATAAATGAAATTGATATTCAGTTGTTGGTTTTATAACTTTATTCCATTTTTCTACATTTATACCAATAGATGCCCACATAGGAATTTCGATAATAAATGGATCTGCCCATTTATCTGTTTGTAACAATGTTTCATTGAACTTAGGACATAAATATCGATATCGTCGATCATGACAAGATAAATGAAGAATTCCTAAAAATCCTAATGGATATTTATTATCTAGAAACTCATGATATGAGTTTTTTGTATATCCTCCTTTATCTAAAACATTAAATCCAATAATACCAAATTCATCTAAATTACCTAATTGGATTCGATTATCTATATTTGCAAAAAAATCTTTAGATATTGGATAATGATCATGTTGGAAACATAAAATCCATTTACATTTAGGACGTTCATTATTAATAAAATCAATTAATGTTTGAGTAGCCATTTGAACTCCTCTAGATTTATTTTCTAGAAAAACAATATCGTGATTTTTACAAATAGATTTACCTTTTTTGATTTCCTCATCGCAAGATTTATCATCAACGTTTATAAATTCAAATCCTTCAGTATCAATATTTTTTAACACTTCGCCTTCTAGCATATCATAATTATTTCTAGAAGATACATATACTATTATATTATCTTTATTCATTCTTTTATCCAACACCAACGTTCGTGGTTTTCATTAGTTAACCACATTTCAAAATGGCCTTGTTTATTTTCAAAAAATTCGTTTACAGCAATCCGTGCACCAGGGTATTTATGTGAATAATATTCATCAAATATTACTACCCCACCTTCTACTACATTATCATATAAATTTTCTAAACATAATAAATAACTTTCATATAAATCCGAGTCTAGATGAAGTATACCGATATCTTCTGTAAATAATGGTGTAGTATCCTTGAATAATCCTTTTATAAGTTTAACATTATTAAAATCATTACAACTATTAAAAATATTTCCAATATTTAAAAAATATTCTCCTTCTAGATGTTTTAAAGAGTTAAAATTATCAGTTCGTATTTTAGCTTTTTCATAATGATCTTCTGTTATACTACCAGTTGACCATAGATGTTGAAACATAATAGGTAAATCATTAGGATGATGTTTTGATATAGGAAATCCTTCGAAGCTATCCATCCCAATTAATAATCTATCTTGAAACAAATTATTTTGTTCACAATATAAAGCAGCAGGTATAAGTGTTTTACCTTGAAATGTGCCGCATTCGACATACTGGCCCTTTGGTGAGGTTTTAAGTTTTTCTAAGATTAATATTATATTATTTATAGGTTCTAACATATATTTAGTTCTATATATATCTTTAATATACTCACAATCAGATAAATGTTTTGATGTGAATTGTTTTTTTGTAATATTTTTCATTGTATGCATTGTTTTATATACTCCATATAATATTGTGTGCTATTAAAATCTTTGCCGCCCTCTAACGTATCTCTAATAAAGTTTTTATTAGTTTCATAATCATAAAAAATCCCTGTTTGACCTGTTCCTGGAATCAATGTAGTCGGTATTCCTAATTGTATAGGTTTTAAGGCTAAAGTACTAGGAGCACTATATACTTCTACACTTTGCGCAATTAATTTGTTATCGTCTTCTACATCATATACAATACTATAATCTAAACTTTTAGGTAATATGCTATTTAAGTATTGTTTATTTTTTTGCATATTAAGTCCGATTCTAGATTTTAATTTTATCACTACGGGATATCCACTTTGTTGTTGCAGTGATAATAAATCAATTGAATCAAAAACTTGTTTATCGAATAGTTTAAAAAAAGTACCATTACCTGTAGATATTTGCCCTTCGTGCCCTAGATAGCTAATTATAACTAATATATGTTTTTTTTCAGTATTCGAATATGTTTTTAGTATATCATTTGCAGGTATGCCAGCTGGTATTTGGTGATCATGTTTAACTTCTTTTCGGCCGAATACAAAACATTTATCATATGATTTACCGACATTTTTTGTTTCATAGTTGTGTTCCGTAACTCCATGACTACATGCTAATACTAAACATTTTTTACGTTGATATATTTCTGATAACCCATTAAACTGGCGATTATCATCTGTAATAATTAAATCATATTTATCATAGTTTGTGTTTATATTTGTATATACATTATCAAAATACTGCAAATATTCATTGTCAAACTGATTTCTTAAATCAATATCTCCTGGCCATCGATATGACGAGTTCATTTGATACAACTTCATTAAATCCAAATTATAATATTTTGATAATTCAGAAATAATAGGATATATTCGTTCGCCAACACGATATTGCGTTGTTACAAATAAGATATTAACTGTTTTCATTTTATTGTTTAGTTAAAAATTCTTTAATATATAACTCAATACTTTGTTTTGGATTATATCCATATTTTTTAGTTTCACTAATATCTGCTAATGTAATTCTGGCTTCGCCTGCACGTGTTGGTATATATGTTGTATTATCACTAAACATGGCAGCAATTTCATTAATTGAATAATTTGTTCCAGTACCTAAGTTATAAATTTCTCCTCTATGTTTATCTTTACTCAAACATATTAATCCGTCACAAATATCATGTACATGAGTGAAGTCTCTACGTTGTTCACCATCACCTGTTATAGTTAGAGATTCACTATTTGAATACTGCCTTTCAAAGATACCTATAATAGTTGCATATGTTCCTTCCGTTGGATGTCGATCTCCATATACATTGAAAAATCTAGCACTCACCGTTGATATATTATATACTTCAGAATACATTTTCAACGTTTCTTCACCAGTCCATTTTGCAAATGCATATGGGTTTAATTTTGGTCCACCATATGCGGAACTACTAGCAGCATATATAATTTTTGCATTACATCTCCTTGCTAATTCACAAACATTAACAGTACCCATTATATTGGACTGAAAATAACGTATTGGATCTTTAAATGATGGTTGAATTCTTGCAAGAGCTGCTAGATGAAAAATTAAATCAAAATTTAAATCTTCATATTTAACATTATCTAAGTTGTTAATATCATCAATAATGTATTTAACATTTTTATGTTTGTTGTTTCTACTACTAGATTGTGAAGATAAATTATCAATAACAGTTATTTCATAATCCGTTGTTTCTAATAATTGTCTTACTAAGTTATATCCAATAAATCCTAATCCACCGGTAACTAATACTCGTTTTTTCATTTATAACTTCTTTTTATTATACCATGCATTACTATACATTTCATTTTGTCGTTCTTGTCGATCAATTGTTTTATCATGTCGTAGACACCATTGTTCTTCAGTTGGTAAATAACTCATTGTACGGTATCCGTCTAACACTTCGTGAACCCTATTCACCCATTTAATCTTGTTGTTGTTCTTGTAAATGCGCCATTGAAAGTCTGGAAAGTTTACCCAACCTTGATCATTAACGCCCCATTTCCATTTATTAATATGTTCTTGTGTAAGTCCGTCCACAGTATTTATTCTTGGTACTTTTAATACGTCTACGTCGTTATGTTTTAATATTTCAGGTAACATATCCAACATGTATGTCGTTGGCATTTCGTCGGCATCAATCTGAAATATATAGTCCCCTTTACATTTAGATGTAAGATGGTTCTTCATATGTGAAAAGTCACCTAGAAATTCATAGAAATGCCAATTGAACTTTCCGTTAATAGAATGAGATCTTAAATATGATTCTATTTCTGAAGATCCACTTTTACTGTCAAATTGAATTACAATTTCATCTTGATGTCGCTTATTGGTAACTAGAAAGTTAACTAACCGTTGTATCTCTACAAATTCATTGCAAACTGGTATAGCGTAACTTATCTTCATTCTGCGTGATTTTCTAAATCGTTTAACAATGCTTGTGCTTCTCCAAAATTATAGTATTTTGCTTTACCTATATTTATATAATAGTCAGTTAAATCTGAATTTAATCCTATACCGATATCAATACTAGTAGTTATTTTATATCTTTCTATTTTTAATAATTCTGTTTCTTTCTGTGTCATAATATATTATATTAAATTTACATTAAAAATCCAATTATACTTTTTGAAGTTTTGGTAATTTTAATTTAGGTAGTTTCAATTCTACTTGTTTTGGTATACTATCAGTTCCTTTATCAATAATATCCAATAACAAATCATATTGTTTTGATACAGCAGTTTCTGTAAAATTGCTATTAACAAAATACCTTTGACGCGTTGCCAATTGTTTCCAACGTTTATAATTTTTAAGAACGTCTACTAACATTTTGCTGGCATATCCATAATCAACTGTAAACCACTGAGCTTCTTTTAGCAAAAAGTCATTTGCTGCAGATTCATGTATGTTGGTCAATGTTCCTGGTAATGCACATATGAATTCCCTTTTCAAGAAGTCAGCCTGGCCGGAATAATGTGGAGCAATGATAGGTTTGCCTGTAGTAGCAAATTCTAATAACGGTCTACCGAATCCTTCTGCTTTTGTAAAGCTAATCATGGCTTTGATCTTGCTGTTATTATATAATGCATTCATTTCTGCATTTGTTAAGTCACCATGTATTAAATACACCGACGGTAGTTTGTGTTTCTCTGCTCCAAACGTATCTCGTATCTGATTGATTCGGTTTTCAATCTCCCATCGATCAGTTACACTATACGTAGCTCCACTTGTTTTCATTACCAAAGCCGGCTTAGTTTTTTTGTCTTTAAATGTTTTAAAGAAACAATGTAAAGCTCCACTAATATTTTTACGATCTTCTCCTAGTTGTCCCGACAACCAATGTCCACACATCAAGAATGCTTCTTTTTCTTGTATTGTTGACAATGCAGGTACCGTAGTAGTTACGTTGTTGCTATCATATATTTTATCATCAAAATATTCAGATATTACCTGCAGATTAGTAGTTATAGTTTTACCATGTTTTGCTGCAGTATCTTCAAATGTCTTTTTGGTAAATTCACTTGGAACAATGGTTATTTGCATTTGATTGATTCTGTCAATCCATTCTGGGTTGCACACACTACCTTCTGTTCCTGCTGTGACTCCTATATTGTATTGACCAACTGCTTGGAACTCATTAGGCACAGTTATTTGTACCCAGATATCTGGCTTAGTTTGTAATGGTAGTCCTATAAATTTTTGTCTCCACTCAGTAGGTATAGGATATGTAAATGGAGTATTGCCCCAAGGCATCGAAAGTAGATTAATATCCCATTCATCTTTTTTCTTGTCCATAAATTGTTTAATAACTTCCCGGGCATGATGTCCGTAACCAGATTGTGTTGCTACTGGTGATGATATAACTACTTTTCTCATTATGCTATTCCTATGTTTTCGTATTGTTTTTCTTCAACTTTATTAAATGTATATCTTGGTCGTGTCATTGGTCGACTAATTAGCAAGTCAGTCATTTTGATAATTTTGTCTGCCATTTGTTTTGCAGTTAATCCATTATCTAAACAAAACTGTCTCCCCCTGCCGCCAAGTGCTTGTCGTGAAAACAAATCCATGTCCCACCAATAATGCATAGCTTCAGCTACATCTTCTGGTTGACATCGATCGTCAAATATATATGGTGTAGGCACACTTCCTTGCAATGATCTGTTGCTTGGAAATACTGGTTTCGCCCAATCACCATGTGTTTTAAATTTACCCATATGATTGGTTGGAAATTCTCCATTGAATCTTATCCATTCATTATTTTCATCTAGGAATCCACATTGGTCCTGAAGACCTCCCGTTACATTATTTATGATTGGACATCCGGATAACATTGCTTCTGTGCTACTTAGTCCCCAACCTTCGTTGCTGGCTATGTTCACAACAACATCTGCAACATTATACATTGCATTAAGATCTTGTATAGAAAGTTTAGCTTCTGAAAACATTATTTTACAATCCGGAGCAATATTCTTTGCTACTGCTCTTAAATCTGTTCCATTACCATCAGTGGGTGTAGTGTGCATAAGTAGCATTGTTTTGCTTCGTTGCTCTGGTGTTAACTTATCGTTAAACATTTTAAATGCAAGTATTACATCACCTGGTTGTTTTCTTCTGATATTCCTATTGTTCCAAAATACCACAAAGTCTGCACCATTAGCTTCTTTTATTTGCTTGTGCATATTTCGATATTCGGGTTTATTTTTATCTAATGGAATATATACATTTTCGTCTAATCCATGTGGCACATATCCGGTAATTATGCCTCCGCGATCCGTTTCTTTAGAATCATAGTCATAAACCTCAAATCCATTCTGTTTAAGCACTTCTCTGTGTATATTGTCTGACTGCTTACTGATTCCCATAATCATATCACAACTGCCGTAAAATGGGGCGTTCCACATTGGATATGGGAGATCGTCCCAAATTGAAAGATATGAAATAGGAACACCATATGTAGTTTTAATTTCATGCTCTAGTGCATATAGCCATGTCCAATATCTAGGATCAGTGAAATGCATAATAACATCTGGTTTTTCTTGATGTAATATAGAGAATAACACGTTTCGATCACCATACCCAGTCCATGGAATCACTTTTACATCAGCATCAACAACTCCTGTTTCTTTAGCTACTTGTTGGGATACATCTTGGCCTTTTCCGTGCTCAGGATGCTCTAATGCTGCTCCTAGTTGCACCCAATCATAATGGTGAACTGTTTTCATGATTATCTCACGACTAATGGTTCCTATACCACTCGGTAATCGAAAATCGTCAGATAGTAATAATATTTTTTTCTTGTTTGGTTTGTTAATGTCTACTGGTTGTAGCTTTGGTAACTTCATTTAAACTCCTTATAACTTTTATATAAATATTAACCTAGTAAAACTACTGGCTTTTTTTGTTTGTTAACATTAGTATATGCTGTTTTTAAAAATGGATCCATTTTATCTTCATTGGTCATTATAATCATGTAATCACAATTTTCTGCAATAAGTTTCATTCTGTGATGTAATTGACTGAAATGATATGATTTACCATAATATGTTTTAGGCATTGCTGAGTATAGATTGTATCCTGAATAAGACGGATTATATTCTTTATATGACATTCCAAATTCTAATGCATATTTTCTAACCATATGATTAGCACCTTCGGTACCACCTGCGCCTATTACAGTTACGTCGTCATACTTGGTTTTTAACTGTCGCAATGCTTCTTGAACTTTGCGTCTGTTCTGCCAATTTTTGTTTCCTATAATAGCTACATTCATTCTCGTATTCTATTTTCTTTAGGACAATTATCATAGTCTGTCTTGAACACACACCATTTGCAATTCTTTGCGCCTTTGCCGGCAATTGCTAGATATTTTCGGTCTGCATTCTTATTGCCTTTTTCATCAAAACATAATTCAACAAATTCATCTATTCGCTTCTGCACTTTCTTTTGTGTAACTGTTCCAGACGACGGTCTATGTTGTTGTATTCGTTTCTGTGGAAACATTGAGTTTTCCATTAGCTTGCGTTTTACTATAAAAAACTCTACATTGATATTTTCTTTAGGAATACCATACTGTTCTGAAAAATAATTTTTATATGTAACTAGTTGAGCTGATTTTAATGAGTCAGCTTTTTGATATTTATTCCAGCCCATTCTGCTTGTTTTAATATCAATTATATCAATTGTATTTGTTGGCTTGTGTCTTATAACTAAATCCATGAAGCCATACCAATACACAGACTCATTCTTTGCAGAAGCTTGTGTACACAATTCCATTTCGATACCTAATAATTCATAGTCTCGACTTGAAAAATATTGACCTCTTCGCTTCTTGAACCACTCTAATATAGCAACTCCATCTTCATGATATTCTGCCAACTGTAATGGATTAGAAAAATGTTCTCCATCCTTTTCGGCAACGCATTTGCTATATTCTGTTTTAATGTTATCCATTAATAATGCTGACAAATCTATAGCATCGGCTCGTTTAACTGAGTCAGTATATAATACAGTTAAGAAGTGTTGCATTGTTTCATGAAATGCAGTACCAAACACTGTTTCTATTGATGATGTAAATGGAGCTAATCCGTCTATATATGCTAACTTCCAATTCAATGGACAACGCTCATACATACTCCATTGAGAATATGATATTCTTCTTGGAACTGACTTAGGGTCTCGTATTGCTAATTTATATACTGGACTAATATAGTTTACGCTTTCCTTACTCATTACACGTTTTATTTATAATATAAGAAAAATATTTACACGAACCAAGTTTTATTTTTATATTTTATCGTTATATTTATAATAAATTTACATTTACATTTACATTAACAATGACAACGAGACATCTACATGAAACATTTACTTTTAGCACTGCTACTATTCCCTATGCTCCTCCATGGGCAAACAAGACAATTTAGACCCGACAAACAATTTTATATTGAAGCAAACACCGGTATTGGTGTTGTTGATGAGTGGGAGGTTAGTAATGTTCCATTTACATCGATGTGTATAGGAAGAACATCCGACTTTGGTGATTACAGCTTAATTGACATTTCTGCCGGAGTTTCTTTTCCAGATATTTGGACTGCAAAAATAGGGTTAGGATCATATTATGATATGGGTGGTATAGAAAATGCTAGCATTATACTAGGCGTTAGATTAAATCCGGCTATGTTATATGCTCAATATCACATTAAAATCAACGACTTAGGATTCTTTACTTTTTGTGCAGAAATGGGTACTGGGCAATCAGGTAGAGGAGAATATATACACGTTTTAAATCTAGGGTGGAAATGGCCTTTAAAATTTAAAAAAAAGTCTAATTAAATTCTTTTAGATAAATATCAATCACATCTTTTGTTTTCTGTAAGTCTTGTTCGAAGTTGCCTTTGCGACGACAACGCACAATTCTTTTAAGTATGTCAAACTCATATGCATTAAGCTCCCAATCTGTAGCAAATTTATACAAGCTATCTTTGCCTGTATAATGTTTTTGTGTGTGTATCGTTTCGCCTTCGAAATCGGTTGTTTCGCCTTGTTTATTTACAAACATTTACTTTATTCCTTTCATCATTTTTTTCTTTTCTGCTGCCGTATATCCATATAATGACAATATACGATCACAAGCATCTTTGTTTAACAATTCTAAATATTCTGTGGCTTCACTTCTACTTATCTGATAATGTTCTGCAAGTTGTTCTATTAGTTTTGTGTCATACTTATCAGACTTTTTGCCTTTAACATACTTTGCAAAGGCTTTATTATTAGGAAGAAGATCATGATACAATTTATACGTGTCTCTGGGTTTGAGTTGTCCTATAGTATAGCACTGAAGTTCATTGACAAGATCCGTTAACTCCATTCTCATTGAAAGCCAACGATTCACAATAAATGGAGAGAACTTTTTTTGTTCTATGTCTGTCCATTTATCCCAAGCTTTCTTTTTGCTTGTTACTCCATTAATAAAGTCAAATATTGTTGCCATTATAAATTATATTTTTTTCGCCATTTAGCTTCAAAGTCCGGACCCATTCCCATTTCTAATATTATAGCATTTTCTGGAATACCAACCAATTTTTTTGCTGTTAATATGTCGTCGATGCTTTTACGCTTATACGTTTTAATTTTTGTTTTTGCATTGCTACGATTACTCGTTTTAAAAACAAGTGTAATAGTTCCTTTTAAGATTTTATCTGCCATACGCGTTTTATTATTGATTTGCTAATTCTAATTGATTCTCGTTAAATATATGTAATAGTCCAAATTCATCCATTTCTCCTACAATTCGAATATCTCCTTTAAGGGTTGTAAATACTCCTACAATTGTACATGGAAATGCATATCCTTTTGGTTTTACTGCTTTGTCTCCAACTTTAAATTTACTTTGCATTATATCCTTATATTTCATTCATAATATTAACAAACATAGCCATTATGTTTATTTCTTTGTCTACTACCGTTGCATCTTTAAATTGTGCTTCTGCAATAATCAATATAATCGCTGCAATGTGTCCTGTAGCAAACTCTTCTAAATTATCATATAAAAATGTATACATTGGCGTAAAGTCTTTTACTTTGCTATCTGCAATACATTTTCTAATCTTGTTAAAGGTTGCTTTTTTGTCTTTAGCTGTTTTAAGCATTTCCAACACTTCAGTCATATAATTTGCTTGAATTGCACTTGCTTTGTCTAATTGCAACATCCCATCTACTACAGAAGCTTGTGCAGCATTAATTGCTCGTCGTATATCTGGATATGATGCATTGATAATTGCAGCAATATCTTGTATGTCATATGTAACGCCTTTTTCTTCAAGAACAGTAACCAATCGTTTTGCTACGTCTGTTTTATTAGGTGGTGTTATTGCGAATGTCTGACATCTACTTTGTATTGGATCAATAATCTTTTCTACATAGTTACATGTTAATATGAATCTAGTAGTTTTGCTATATGTTTCCATTAGGTTACGAAGTGCAGCTTGAGCATTAGGTGTCAAGTAATCTGCTTCATCTAATATAACAATCTTCCAACGCTTAAATCCTACTGTTGATGCATATCGCTTAATCTTGTCTCGTACTGCGTCTACTGAGTTTTCGTCAGATGCATTAATATACATCATATCGGCGTCTACACTACCAGCAATAATTTTTGCTAAGGTTGTTTTACCGGTTCCAGCTGGACCAAAGAATAATAAATGTGGAACATCACCATTCTTAATGAATATCTTGACTTTGTCGACGATATGCTCATTACCAATATATCCATCCATTGTTTCTGGGCGGAAGGATTCTACCCATAATGTATTTTCTGTTACTCCAAACATAATTTATTTATTACCTGTTGATCCAAATCCATGTTCGCCTCGTTTAGTACCCGTTAGGCTTGTTACTGGATTCCATTCTATTCGTTCTACTTTGTTCATTACCAATTGACCGATTCGTTCTCCTTTTTGTAGAAACACTTGTTCTTTTCCATGATTAATCAAGATTACGCCAATTTCTCCTCTGTAATCTGCATCTATTGTTCCGGGACTATTTAATACGGTTATTCCTTTAGATAAAGCTAATCCACTACGAGGTCTAACCTGAATTTCATAGCCAATTGGAATTTCAACGGATAATCCTGTTTTAACTAACAATTTATCACCTGGATTGATAGTGGCATCATGATTAGATCTTATATCACATCCTGCAGCTGCTGCGGTTTCTGCTATAGGCAATTTAATGCCGGCGTCTTTTACTACTACGTTAACTTGCATATTAATTCTGTAATTGTACTAACCAGTAATTAGAATCAAAATCTGCACCTGTAAAGTCAATTCTAGATAAACCTTGACTTGATATATGCATTGTACCCTGATCGCCTTTATTAGCAACTAATACTTCTTTTAGCTTGTCTGCACTAAAACAAATCGGATCTAAATTTACAACGTCTGTTGTGCCTACATCAAAAGTAATGTTATCTGAATTAACGGTTGAATAGTTAATAATAAATTTAATAGCACCACTAACTACTTGCACGGCAAAATTCTTAGCATCTGGTAATGCGTTTTTTGCTTTGATAAATTTAGTTACAAACTCATCGTCAATTGGTAACGTTACCTCATATGGTGGTTCTGCGTTGATAGCGGGAACTGCAGGAATAACGGTCGTGTCTGCTAACATAAAGGTTGCTCTAGTGCTTCCTTCACTAATCTTCATAGCATAGTTTTTACCGGCAGCATCTTGCACATCAATATTGATGTTTTCGCCAACTGCAGACAACATTTTCATCAATGCTCCTGTATGATTGATTCCTAATTCTCCTTTCATAAACGGAGTCGTTTTCCATTGCAGTTTCCCAACCACAGTTTGATCCATGTCGATAAGTTCGCAACCTACCCCTGTTTCATTTTCTTTTAGTATTACCGCTTCGCAATTACCTGCAAGATAATAACGATTGATAAATGATTGTAATTTACTTTTTTCCATTGTGTAACCTATTTAAAATTTAAAAAATTTCTCGAATTGTTTAGCATCAGTGGTAGATATACTATCGCCACCAAATTTCTTGTATGTCTTTTTATATGTTGCATATACATTCATTGCGTTGTCTGGATCTGCAAACATTTCGTGTAATGATAATATGACATTGAATAATTCCTTAGGAATTGCAGTTTCTAATAACTCAACATGATTATGACTTAATTTATTAATGTCTTTTACAATTTCACAATATAGATGCGTATTATGCACTACCATTCTAGGCATACCTTCTTGTGAATATCTGTCTAATCCGGTTGCCGTCTGTCCACCTAAATATTCATAGTTAAAATCATTACATGCTGGACATCCTATACTACAAGGGACTTTTTTGCTTTTGTCAATAGTTATAACACCATCCTTACCTTGTTTAATATGAGTCTTTCTGCGATATTCTGCATTCTTTGGAAAATACAATTCTGTGAATGTCTGAGTCTTATAGTTTCCAGAATGAAGATATGTTCCAAATACCGGATATTGTCCTGGTGAAGATGAGTCAGACATTAATTGTATGCGATTGTCTGTCATTTTATTCAGTAACTCTTGTAATGTTGCTAGTATAAAGAAATCTGATATTTTACTTATTCCTAACAAATGAATATATTCTATATGTTTCTTTTCAAACTCTCTTTCTTGAAGCATTAATGCTATTACATACATGAAGTCTACTAATTTTTTAGGACCTCCTATACACCAACCTTTAAAATCAAAGTCTTTGAACTTGTGATACCATTCTTTATATTCTTCACTAAATGTACCTTGAATAACATTTAAAAATTTAGTCTTTCCACTCTGATTCTTTTCAAACCATTTAAAATTGTCAAATGATATATCCATGGAATCTTGGAAACGGTTTTCAAATGTAACTCTAGGTGGTATATCTAAGTTTGCCGCCACATCGCTATTAGCTTCTAACCAATGGAATATTTTTTCTCGTATCGTGCTATCCCATTTTAAAGCTCCAGTGGCAATTTGGAATCCTCCCGAGTCACCAAATACAAATGTACCATCATCTAACCCTAACTGATCTCTAAAGTCCATTTTCTTGTAATGGTGTCCTGCAGTTACCAGGAAGTATGGGTGTCTCCATTCTTCGGGGTATTCTTTAGCAAAGAATCGCATTGTAGTGCCATCTTCAAATTTAGTATCTTTTTTAAATGCAGATACCATACTACCTGCAGATAATGAAGGTATATATAAAAACTCTTTTCTATCCATTTTGCTCCTGTTCTAATAAATGTTTGCAATATGCTTCTTCATGCCACACATTGATTTCTTTGTCATAGTCGTTTGCTATGATATAACCTTCCATTTGTCGACCTAAATCAGAAACAATCGGAAATCTCATAGTTTGAAAATTATTTCCACGATCAATAACATGATCAAATGTCTTTAAGCAGTCATGTACGTCAAATGGTTGATATAACTTGTCTTTCGGAATAAATTCTGGAAATGATCTGAAATTTGGA